ACGCACCCTGACTTTTTCAACGCCACGGCGCTACGGGTTGGCGATGATAATGACGACAACGGCCACGGCACTCACGTCGCCGGGTTGATTGCATCGGATCGGTTCGGCGTTAACCGGGATACGGTTGAACTGGTCGCGGTGAAGGTTCTGGACGCTAATGGTTCTGGCACTGTGGCAGACATTGTTACCGGCCTGATGGATGTGCTAGACGATCACGTTGCGCGCGGTGGTCATAGCGTTGTCAATATGAGCCTGACAATCAGATCAATGGGGTACACTAGCGCCCTGTTCGGGGCTGTTGGGGCTTTGATTGATGCGGGTATTCATGTTGTCGCGGCGGCAGGGAATAACAGCACAAGCCTTGATGACTACGGGCGCGAAACAAACTCGCCATATGCAGAGACATTTCTGCCAGCAGAGGTAGATGGCGTTATTACGGTGTCTGCAATTGGTCCAGAGGGTCATGTTGCCCCGTTTAGTAACTTTGGCGGTAAGTCGTGCATCAATGCTCCCGGTGTTCAGGTGTGGTCTACGTACCCCAATAACGGCAGCGTGGCTATGAGCGGCACAAGCATGGCGTCTCCCATTGTGGCGGGGGCTTTGTGCATGATGTTAACCACACGGTCCAACGCGGCTTCTGGACGTGCTGACGTGCTTAACAATATCGGTCAGGTCTTGACGGTGTTCACAAGCCGACTGCCTATCGTGTATAAGCAAGGGCATACTGATATGGTTTTGGATATGAGTTTTTACAATCCGCCATATTTTCCCGGTGGATCTAACGCGCCCAAAGATGAGGCCCCGGTTGATGAACCAACGGAAAAGCCAAAGAGTAAGCGCAAATGGTTTATTGGCGCTTTTGTGCTGGCGTTTGCAGTTGGCTATCTCTTGACAATGTGAATTTATGGGGCCGGTCTATTGATCGGCCCTAGCGCCAAGGTGTTTCGTTACTGTAAAACACATTCCCTCCAATTACACCATCAAGCGCATACTCGTCAACCCAATACTGCGGCTTTCCGACCGTGTGAAAATGCGTGCTAGGTATATCCAGACCAACGCCCGCCATTTCGTTCAACGCCACCACCTGCGCAACGTCCCAAGCCCATTCGTCAGGTGCGCCATTAGTGACGGGCGGTTCTGCTGTTGTGTACCACGGGAATTGACCCGGTTCTGAGATAACGCCGCAAGCTGTGTCAGGCCATCGAGGATCTTCTACACGGTTCATTACCACGGCGACAACAGCGGCCATTGCGTCAGGGGTTTGGTAGTGTTCGCGTGACTCCATGTAAGCCGCAAGGGCTAGGCAGGTAAGGGTGATGGTCATGCTCGCTCGCTTTCCTTGTGTGCGGTGCCGCCAAAATTCATCATGTTGTAGTAATCGCGCAAGTATTTTTCGTTATCTGTTTTAGTGATGTAGCAGCCAAACCTAGCACCACTCCGAAAGAAACGTTTATCGACCTTGGTGACTTCGGACCATTTATAACCAAACACCTCAAATTTATCTTCAAGATACATCTGTACGGCGTTCATCCGCTGCTGACCATCAATAAGCAGATTGTTGTACTTGCTGCCGTATAGTCGGTTAAATGTGTATGTCCCGATGGGCAATCCGAGCCACAGGCTCTCAATGAGTTTTATATTTTGGTCCTCACTCCACACAAGTCCTCGCTGCCATGGCGGCAAGAAGTAGCCCATAACTGAGCGCAACCCTTGTGGATTAGGTTCATCTTGATCCTCATAATGCAAGATCGCTTCACCAATACAGGCATCAAATCTGTGACCTAAATCCATTGTTTTAGGCATTACTCTATTACGCATCTCATCTCTCCTCTTTCCAACCTTATCACATATGGCCCATTCGCCTGTCAACACCAAATCCGCTATTATCAGGACAAACCACAGGAGCAACTATGGCGAGTTATGGCACAAACGCGGGACTGACCGCCTACGCTACATCCACAGGGCGCACGGTGACGGGCGACCCTGATGTTCTGCGGCTGGTGGCATCTAACTACCTAGACGGCCTCTATTGGGATCGCTACATCGGCCAGCCGGTTGATGCTTATGGAGACGCTTGGCCGCGCACGGGTATCACGGGCGTAACCACAGTGCCAGAACGTGTAGAAAATGCCACGTATGAGGCGGCGCTGCTGTATGATGCGGATCCTAATGCTCTTACGTCTGGGTCTGTGTCCAATAGCGGATCTGGTTCTGTGACGCAGGAAAAGGTAGATGTGATTAGCGTATCCTATGCCGCACCTATGAATGATTACAACATGGCTAACGACACGGTGATTGATAACGCGCCGCGATACAGCACGGTTGAGGCTCTGTTGCGTCCGTTCCTGCGTCACAACTGGGGGGCCGATGCTGCGGCTTTTGTTGTGTAATGGCGCTGCGATCTAGGCTTGCATCAACGGCTGATAGGTTGATTGCCAAGTTTGGCGATGAACAGCAGTTCATTACCATTTTTGTGACGCCTGGGGTTGATGAGTTCGACCCTCCTACGCTGGCAGAGACTGAAATCACCGTTAACGCGGTGGTAACAGGCGTTGGCAAATGGGAGCAATCCGAAACCATTCTGTCTAGCGACTTGAGGGTATTGGTTGGCGGCGGCGCACCTATCGCGGATGTTGGTGGTGTTATCAAGATTGATGATAAAAATCACACCATTATTGAGCGCCAAAAGATCCTAGCGTCAGGTCAGGCGTCCGCAGTTAAGTATTTCGTAAGGCGGGGCTAATGGCTCTTGATCGGCAGCTAGAAGAACTCAAAAAGAAATACGGACGTAGGGTTGCGAATGCGTTTGCGGATGCAATAAGTGATGTTAAGTCGCGGGTTGTTTTGGCTAGACTGGTGGAGGCCCTTGATCGCGGCGATATTGATGCGGCCCTTGATCTTCTGAATATTACGCCAAACATGTTTGCCAACCTGCGTCAGGAGGTTGCCGCGTTCTATAATGAGGCAGGGCAGGCTGTAATGTCGGCAATCGTGGCTACTGCACCAAGGGCGACTAAGGCCGTGCTGCGATGGGACGCTGCGGATCCGGTAGCTGAGGATTACCTGCGAAACGTGCTGGGTCAGCATATTACGCGGATTGCAGACGATACGCGCGGGGCGGTGCGTGTGGCGCTTAGTGAGGGGTTCGCTAGGGGACAAGGGCCGCGTCAGATCGCCTTAGATGTAGTGGGGCGCATTGGCCCTAATGGGCGCAGGACTGGTGGCGTGCTTGGGCTTAACGGGCCGCAAGAGCAGTGGGTGAGTAACATGCGTACATATCTGCGTAACGGCGAACTAGATAAGGTGTTGCGTATGTCTAAGCGCGACCGCAGGTTTGATCGCACCATCATGCGCCTAATGGAAGAGGGTAAGCAACCCACCGCAAAGCAAATAGAACAATGGACTGGGCGATATTCGGACAGGCTGCTAAAGCTGCGCGGGGATACAATCGCCCGAACTGAGACAGCCACGGCGCAAGAGCGATCTAGGGTGGACGCGCACAGAGAGGCTCTAGGGCAGGCGGGATTGCCTGATGATTACACTGTGAAGCGGTGGCTACATGGCGGCGGTGGTGTGCGACCAAGGGAGAGCCATGTTGCCGAGAATGAGGGCGTTGTGCGTGGTCTGAATACTCCGTTCAGGCTGATTAGCGGCGTGACAATGCTTTACCCACATGATCCTGCGGCACCCGCCGATGAGGTCATAAACTGCACCTGCACGCACACAATCAGAATAGACTGGGCTAGGGCGCGAAAAGATGGCCTCATTTGATGCACAGGTGAAAAGCTGGACCGCCAAGCAAAAGAAAAACATACCCCTAATTTTTGTTGATGCGGTGGGTTTGCTTGAGGATGAACTCAAGCGAAACCGCAAGAATGGCGGCGGATTGACGCCTATTGACACTGGCAATCTGATTAGGTCAATCCGCACGTCCGATAAATCCATGCCGCGGGTTGACCAAGTGGAAAAGCAATATGCAGAGGTTAGCTTTTCATTGGGGCCTAGTGCGTTTGGCAAGCCAGTCTATATCGGCGTGCAGGCTGTGTATGGACCGCGCATGAATTATGGCTTTCAAGGCACTGACAGCTTAGGGCGATACTACAATCAAACCGGGGCCTTCTTTGTTGAGGGTGCCGCTGATAAGTGGGTTCAATTTGTGAAGCAAGCGGAGGCTAAATATGCCGAGTAAACATGCGAAAATCTGGAAGGCCGTTAAGTCCGCACTAGAGGCTTATCCGTCGGTGCCGATGGTGGCGTATGGCGGGGAAAGTTTCGACCCGCCTGATGGCCCCTACCTTATTGCTGATGATGTGCGCCTGAACGGCATTCGGCGCTATCAGGCAAGCGATAGCGAGAACTGGCAGACGGGCGACTTGATTATCGGCGTGATGGTGCCTTTGAACTGGACGGATATGCAGTCTGCCGAGTACGCTGGCCGCATTGCTGATTATTTCGCGCAGGATCTGCTAATGGCTTATGACGGGGTGGAATTGAGGGTAGCCCGCAATCCCGTTGTAAGCGGTGCAGGCTACAGGGACGGTAATAGGTTCCGCATCCCTGTAGTAGTACCTTGGGAGGGCTGGGTTTAGGCTTTCGGCTCTGCATCGTATTGCTCTGCATTCCTAGCCACTTGCGCTACGTTAGCCCATAGCATCCCCATTACGTAGTTACCTTCTTTCATAAATCCCTGAGCAATATCGCTACACTGTTCAGAGATAAGCCGCGTTGACTGCTTACACATAGACATACCAATATCAGGTTTTGTCACTCTCTAGCCTTTCCTTTAGTTGCTTGCAGTAGGTGTAGGTTCCACTGCTAACTAGGGTTTCAAGCTTGTATGTCTTGTGATCCGTAGACACAGCCCATAACTCGCATGGCTGTGTCCCACCAATTCTTATTTCGTAGAGCATTTGGGGCACTCCTTATGGGTTCTTTGCAACGTCTACCCGTCATGCCTTACAATGTCAACCATGGTTTTAACAAACATAGGAGCCTGACATGGCTGGTGCAAAACTAAAGAAGGGCGATATTCTGGCCATCTCAGATAGCGCTCAGGCGGCTATGCCCGCAGACAATGCGGCGTTTGAGCTGCTGACAATGATCCCGGTAAGCAACGTGGTGACTGCGCCATCGTTCGGCTACACAACCAACGTCCAGCGTCACAACTATCTTGATACCGTCCTGACCAATCCGGAAAAGGGCTTTTCTGACGGTGCGGATAGTCAGATCGTTTATGGCATTGATCCTGATGGTGACGCGGGTCAGACACAGATGGTTGCCGCTTCTTCGCCTTCTGATACCGGCAAGTATGTGATCTCTATCACGCGCCTTGACGGCACCGTGACTTATGCGTGGGGTCTGATCTCTAGCGCTGAAGCAACCGGCGGCGGCGGCGAGGATTTCAACGAGCGCACACATAACTTCGTGCAAGCTGCTCTTGAAGTAACTTACACCCCCACACCTTAATTTGACAAGCCACTAAGGAGGATACTACCCATGGCTATTTCTAAACTGTCTCAAAAAGCTGACTATGAAGCGACCGCAACACGGGAGCTGAAAGACCCGGATGGCGAACCGCTGGGCATCAAGGTTACTGTGCGGTCTGATCGCAGTGAAAAGGTAAAGAAAGTCAATAAAAAGATCGCGGCTGCTGCTGTTTCCTTGCGCGTTGCTCAGGGTGAGGCGGGCAATGACGCCGCATCTGAGGCTTGGATTGAAAAGCAGGAAAAGCTGCAAATTGATCGTCTTGTTGCTGCAATCGCGTCTATTGATTGGGGCGACGAGGAATGGGAAAAGGGCAAAGGTCCGCTTCCCGCCACTGATGATGGCACGCGCACATTTGTTTCCGAGGATTGGATCGGTGTGCAGGTTGCTGAGTGGGTGGCTGAACTGTCGGATTTTACCAAGAAGTAATGACGGGCCTAGGCAACTGGGTCTATCATTACGCAAAGAACGAAACCGAGTGGAAGGACAAGAACGGCGACACTTGGTCAATAAATGAGAGAATAGTTCAGGGTGGCGGGGTTCCTATTCCGCCCCCTGATTTCAACAAAGGGTTTAGTGACTTAATTGAGACATTCTTTCATTGTCGTGGCTTTTTAAAGGGCTACGATGAGCCGTTAACGCCGATGGTTGTAAACAGTATCGGTGAGTACGTTCCTGACGTTTACCGTGATATACTTTGGCATATGGATAAGCGTTACCGCGCTGGTATGGCTGACGCTGCGGAATTCTGGGAAGGTAAATAATGGCTATTGCTGAACTTGGCGTTAAGGTTACGGCTGATGGGGCGGTTCAGACCACCCGTCAGCTTGACGCTTTGGAGAAGTCGTCTAGGCGTGTTTCTGCGGCCACAAAGGATTTTGAGGCGCGGTTGGCGGCGGCTCGATCTAGGGCTGCGTCTTTCTCTGCGCCAGTTGCGGCAGCGACCAAGCAAATTGATGGTCTAACGTCTGCTTTTGATAGGTATGGCGTTACTGCGAAGGGTAATGCCTCTAACCTGAGAATGCTGCCTCAGCAGTTTGGTCAGATCGCCCAGCAAGCTTCTGTTACCGGCAACGTCATGCAGGCCGTTGCCATTCAGGCATTTGACATCGGGGCTGCGTTTGGTGGTATCGGCGTTGCCGTTGGCGCGCTTGCCGGTTTTGGGTTGCCAGCGCTTAATGCTGTACTTGGTACTGCAAGCGACAGAATGGAGGATCTGTCTAAAACTGCCGAGGACGCATCAGACGCTATGCGGGTGTACAAGGATGCAGCGGATCTTGCTTCTGCGTCCACGTTTAATCTCACTAAAGAATTTGGCACGGATGATCCGGCATTTCGTGCGGCACTCAAAACCCTCGCTATGATCGAGCAATCCAATGCTGCGGCGCGGATGAATGAGTTGTCCGAGGCGGTTGCGGACATTGCGCGGTCTCAGGGGTCATTTGTTGACCTGCAAGACTTTGCGTCTCTGGTTGGTGCGCCGCGCGGTATGCTTGACTACCGTCGTTTCCCGCTTGTTCTTGCTATGGAGGAGGCGGTTAAGCAGCTTGAAAGCGCAAACGAATTGTCAGACAGACTTGCCGCCGCCGTGGATATTCGGGACGTCCTAGACGAGGCGACGGGCGGATGGGATAACATGAATGAAGCCCAGCAAGAGCTATATGCTGGCGTTGCAAATCTCATTGCTCAATTATCCCCTATGGTTAGCTTGACTGACGATATAGAGGTCGGTCAGGGGCGAATTACTGCTGAGGTCGAGGCCCAAATCAAGACTTGGCAGATGCAAGCCGCATTGCAGCAATCCATTGCCATGTACGGCGAGGAAAGCGCTGAGGTTGAGCGCATCAAGCGGATGCACGCGATGCAAACCGCAGATGCTTACATTGAACAAAACAACCTCTCAGGAGAAGTGGCTGGACAGGTGCGTGATGCCGCTATTGCTGCGTTTGATGCAGAGGTCAATGCGGCCAATGCTGCCAGCGCGTTGCGAGATGCGGAGACTGCGGCCAAGGGACTTGCAAGCGCTATTGCCTCTGCCGCTGGGTTCTCTGCTAACTTGGAAGGCGGCGTGCGCGTACTTGAGGCTGAAATTGACGCATTGCGGACGGGTGCGGATGCGGCGGTTGCGGCAAGCATCACCGCAAAAAGATTGCGGGCGGAGGCATTGCGTGATGAGGTCGTGGCTGCTGATGCTAGTGCCGATAACATTCTTGCAGCAAACGCGCAGCTCGCAATCACAATGGCGACCATTGATGAGACTGAAAAGCTAATCAATGAGAAGAACAAACTTATTGAGGCTAATCGAAAATCCACCAAGTCAAGCGGGTCCGCCACAAAGCAACTAGAAAAAGAACTCAAAGCCCTCAAAGCATCCCTTGATCCGATTGAGAAATACAATCAGGAAATGTCGCGGCTTGTCAAGTTTAAGGGCTTGCTCACAGAGGCTCAGTATGATGAGGGCATCCGACGCCTGAACGAGGAATTGCTTGATAGTATTCCGCTTGTTGGTGATCTATCTGATGCGTTCACTGATGATCTGTTTGGCGGGTTTAAGGATGGTCTAAGCAGCACCCTTGACGTGTTCAAGAATTGGCTAAAGCAACTTGCGGCAGAGGCGATCCGCAATCAAATCTTTATCCCGATCACGGCGGGTCTTACCGGTGGCGGCGCTGCGGGGGCGCTTGCGGGTCAGGCGGGCGGCGGACTACTGAGTAACGCATTGGGTCTTGGTGGCGGGGGCTTCCTTGGCTCTATTGGCACTAATGTGCTTAGCGGCGGCACGTTTGCTGCCGGGTCTGGTGTTTTGGGTGGTCTTGGCGCGTCCATCAACGCGGGCTTTGGTGCGGGCGGTAGCATTGGTAGCCTGTTCTCAGTTGGTGCTAATGCGGCGGTGGCTGGCGGTGGCATTGCGGCATCTATTGGTGCTGCCCTTCCGGTTCTAGGCGCTGTAGCTGCGGCTGTTAGCTTCTTCAGCAGTAAGACAAAGCACCTAGACAACGGGTTGCGCGTGACCGCTGATAATATGGGTGTACTTGTTGAGGAGTTCAACAAGGTTGAAAAGTCGCGTTTCTGGGGGCTGTCGAAGAAGATCAAGCTTACATTCGATGAGGCCAGCGAGGAAACCGCCGCGCCTATCCGTAAGTCTATCAATGACATCACCACATCCATTGGGGTGGCCGGTGAGCAACTTGGCCTAACTGCTGACAACTTTTCCAGCTGGTCCACGCAAATTCAGGTAAGCCTGAAGGGGCTGGATGAGGCAGCGAAGAACGCAGAGATCCAGCGGATCTTTGACACGGTTGCAGAGCAGTTTTCCTACGCGGCTTTGGGGTCTTTCAATGAAGTTCTGGGTGGCACCCTGATCCGTGAGGGTGAGACCGCAGCAGAAACGATGGATGCTCTTGTTTCGTCTATTGTGGCGGTCAACGGTGCGCTTGGATTTGTTAACCAAACCATGCTGGAAACGTCTGTAATCGGCGCTAATATGGCGCGGTCTATCACGGATGCGCTGGGTGGTGTTGACGGGTTCAACGCCGCGTTTAACACCTACTTCACCAACTTCTATTCACAGGAAGAGCAGTTGAGTATGCGCACTCAACGTCTCGCTGATACTTTGGCCGATGTTGGCGTGGCCATGCCATCCACAAACGCGCAATTCCGTGACTTGGTGGAAGCGCAGGATCTGACAACAGAGGCTGGACGAAACACTTACGCGGCACTACTTGGCGTTTCCGGTGAATTTGCCAATCTGACACAGATGTCTGAGCAACTTTATGGCTCGGCTACTCTTGCTGCGAGCGGGATTTCGCGATTGATCCAGTCACTAGCTGGTGCTGTGACAGATGCCGAGAATGCACTTGACGCTGCACTGCAAAAGGCCACCTCTGAATACAACAACGTCATGCGTATTTTTGACGCTCAGATTAGTGCAGCGCAGCGTGCGATTGAGGTTGCTTACCGTAATGCGCTTTCCATCATGGACGGTCAAATCGGAGAAGCAGAGCGTGCGCGGGATGCGATCAAAAACATCTTTGATATTCTTAATGATGGACTGTCTGCAAGGTCACTTCTTAGCGACGATGCCACCCGTGCAAGTCGCGCCCGACTGAACGCTGAACTCGCTGGCGGTATTTCTGACCCCAACAGATTGCGCGAGGTTCTTGATGGATTGAACGAGCCTTCGGAACAGTTGTTCGGATCGTTTGTGGATTACGCGAGAGACTACGCAAAGACTAGTAACGTGATCGCGCGGCAAAAAGATGTCGCAGAGGACCAGTTGTCAGAAGCCGAAACGCAACTCAGCGCGCTGGAAGATCAAAAGCGTGCGATTGAGGAACTATACGGACCCCTTGCTGGCGTAGAGCAAAATACCGCCGACTTGGATCAAGCTATTGCTGATATTGTGGAAAATGCCGACGAACTTGCTGCGCTTGAAGCACAAAGGCAGGCCATTCAAGACCTATACGGGCCGATCCTTGGCATTGACGAAAACACCAATGAACTGGATGCGGCTCTGGCGCGGCTTGAAGAGGCCATGCGTGATGTTGAAGCGGCCACCAATAAGGTAGAGGATGCAATCGGGGCGTTGGCGGCTGCGTTGATCCAAATGGTATCAGGTATTCGCGGCACTCAGGGCCTAGCCGGTATGGGTGCCGATGCGTTTAGCCTATTTAGTAATGACAATACCAACGCTATCTTTAGCGACATGGCAACAGGTGTCATGGATAGCGTGGCGGCGCAAATCAACCAGCTATACAACAACGTGCTGGGCCGCAATGTGGATGTTGCGGGGCTTGATTACTACGGATCTAGGCTTCAGTCCGGCGAGGCCAGCCTTGGCCGCATTGACTACGCGCTCAGAACGTCTGGTGAGGCGCGCGATGGCGATACTCCGGGATTTGGCAACATCGGCGCAGGCGGTGGCGGACAAGACCCTGTAGAGGCGCTATATGGCGCGATGCTTGGAACTCAGCCTGACCCTGCTGGCGTCGAGTTTTGGAAATCTACAGGGCTACAAGGGGAGGCGCTTATTGACGCATTCCGAGATGGGGCCATTGCCAATGGTCAAGTTCCTGCATTCGCTATGGGAGGTATGCACTCTGGCGGTCTAGCAATTGTAGGTGAGCGCGGTCCTGAGTTGGTCAATATGGGCGCGTCCCGTATTTACACAAACGACCAAACCAAGCGTATGATGCGCGGGAATGACAATGATAGCCTAGAAAAAGAAATGCGCGAAACAAAAGAATACGTCCGCGAACTTGTTAAAATCAACCTGAAGCAAGAGCGCACGCTTAAAGAGATCGAATTTCAAGGTGAAGCCGCATGAAAATTCTACCGCCAATTGACGTAACGCCCGCTAACCTAACAAGCAATGTGGCAATCACCGAAACAGAATGGACCGCCGGGACGTACAACACCGGCGATCAACGATACGTTGACACGACGCTATACGAGGTGGTGGCGTCCCCAAGCACCACGGATAGCCCGACTGACGGCGTTCTAGCAGATCCGCCTACGTGGATTGAGATTGGCGCTATTAACCGCTTCAAGATGTTTGACCTTATTATCGGTGACGCAACCGAGCAATCTAGCGGCGATATTGTCGTAACGATTGACAGCGGGTCAGAGGTTTATAACGGGGTCGCCCTATTCAATGTGTCTGCCACATCGGTGCAAGTTGAGGTTATCGACGCGGTGGATGGAGTTGTCTACGATAAAACTATTGATATGACAGATTATGTC